GGTTTTCGGGATCGACATTGAATATCCGGTTGATGTAGTCGTTGCTTACCGGGAGTTGGTTGTCAATCACGTCGAAGAGCAAGACTTAGCGCGGAGGATGGTGGATTTGACGCCGGACAGCGAGCGCAAGCTGATCCGGCAAGAGTTCCTATCGCCCGATGCGTTCGCTAAGAAGGGGAGCGCCAACACGGTTGCAGAACAACTGGAGCAGGTGTTTCGGCAGCACGGCCTACCATCGCCCGAGCCGGCCGACAACGACCGCATAGGCGGATGGCGGCTGCTGTACGGCGGGTTGAAGCAGACCTGTTCGATGCGGAATGAGATCGTATCGCAGGATCGAAACATTCCGATGCTGCTTGTCAGCGCCGAGTGTCCGCAGATTATTGCCTCGGTTCCGCTGCTGGTGAGAAACAAGAAAGATCCCGGCAAGCTCGAAGACGTTCTGAAGACTGACACGATTGCTGACGACGTGGGCGACTGCTTGCGCTACGGTTACAAATCCATGCTCGATCCCCGCAGCAAAGCGCCCCGCGCCGTTCGCTTCCAGGAAGTCTTGAGCCAGTACGAAAACATGACGGCGAAAGCGATGGCCGCCGCACAGTTCAATGCGCGAGAGCGGCAGATTACGCGGAGGTTACCGCACCGATGAGACGAAGATTGCGTAAGTGGCTGGGGATTGCGGCCATGTGGCGCCAGCAGAAATGGATTCTGAATCGGCTGGAGACGCAAGCCGCGCTTATTAAGAATCTGCAGATGGAACTAGCGGCTATGCAGGCCGCGCAGCCTGTAGTCATCAAGCCATCGAAGCCGCAGCCTCAGCAAATGGCCAACTGGTCGGAATTCCTACGCACGGTCGGACAAGGAGAAGAAATCAATGCCAACTGACAAAGCGGGTAAGTACCATTTCAATACTCAGCGCGCGATGGCCGCTGACAAATATGGAGCATCGAAGACGAAGCCAACCAAGGCTGAGCCAGCGGTGGACGGCGGCAATCCGCAACACGAGGCCAAAGACGACGGCGATGTGAAATCGCATCTCGAAGCGCTTCATGCGGCCACTGGCGGAAAGCATCTGCACGTCCATGACGATGGGCTGGGCTCGATCACGAGTCACCACATTGGCGAAGACGGCGAAGTGCAGGGGCCGCACTCACATGAGAACCTCGAAGCACTGAAGCAGCACATGGATCAGTTTCTTGACGAAGAAGGGCACGAAGGCTCCGGCTCAGGTGATAGCGACGAAAACGTGGCTTCGTACCACGACTTGTCAGGTTTATAGGGCCAACGGCCAACAGGAGAATACCAATGAACACACGTAAATCACTCACCGGCTTGGTCGTTTTGGCCCTGTCCGTATTTCTAGCGGTTCCGACGTTCGCGCAGAATCGCACATCCTTCGCGGGCTTGAAGAATGCTTTCGACTTCGCTTACGGCGTAAACCCGAACGTTTCGCCGCTGGTTATCGGCATCGGCAACACGGCAACCGGATCGCAGACGATAACATTACAGTTCGGCAACGTGGCGCTTTCCGATGGAACGGTTCTCGCTCCGGTATCGGCTGGCACCGTACCCACGCCGATCACGGTTGGCTTGGGATCGAATGCGGAAACGGTGACACCCTCTGCTGTTTCGTGCTCGACTCCCACGGTCTACAACAGTTGCACGGTCACTGCGACATTCGCTAACACGCATGGACAAGGTGAGCCGGTGTCAACCGGCACCATCGGAATCGCTGAAGCCGTCAATGCAGCGCATGCCCTGGGTGGGCTCGTGGCTGTGGGCGGCGCGGTAATTCCGTACACATCGGCGGGTACTCGCGCATCGGCGATTACGCTTATCGGCACGGTGAAGGGATGGACGAACGTTTCCGTTCTCGATTGGATGGGAACGACCGGCGCCGTTAGCTATAAGCCCACCGGCGCGGCAAACGGTGGCCTGTACGTGACCTCGACGAACATACTCTACTGACGTGCCCGCTGTCTCCCAAAAGCAGCAACGGCTATTTGCCATTGCTGAACACGATCCGAGCAAGCTCTACGCGAAGAACAAGGGCTTGCTCGGCATGTCTCGTTTGCAACTTCATGATTTCGCCGCTACACCACGCACCGGCCTTCCGACAAAGGCCGGCGGCCTGAGATCAGCCGCGAAGAAAGCGAAGGAGGGCCGATAGATGGCTAAGTTTCTACAATCCGCAATCAAACACCCCGGCGCGCTTAAAGCCGCCGCGAAAAGGGCAGGGCGCTCCACACTTCAGGAGGCCGAAGTTGAATCGCATAGCAAGAATCCTCATATCCGAGGTCGCGGCCTTCTGGGGAAGCGGCTCATCAAGAAGACGATCTAGCCCAATGGCTGACACCAAACTCACGCCCGACGAGAAGATCGAGAACATCGCCCAACAGATGCGTGCGTGCGAAATCGGCGCATTGCAGGAGCTGGCGTGTCCCTATTGCGGATCGATCAATACGCAGGGGCAGCCGTTGTGCTGCAACCTGTTCGCTGCCGCCGCGCTCGCCATCATGCAGCGCGAGGACGCGCGGGCGCAACTCGAAATGGCTGACCGCATCGCAGAGAAAGCTCTCCGCAACTAAGTGCCAACAGACGAGCTAATCGTTCCGAACGACGGCGCAACCGCCATCCAGGAACACCCCGAGGAAACGCCCGATGCCGATCAGGTTCCCACCTACGGCGAGCGCAACGAGAAACTGCCTGAGCAGCTTCGCAATGCGATCAAGGGCGCGGTGAAGGAATTCCAGGAGCAGGACAAGTACGACCGGCGCCGGGAAGTGCTGCGCGATCGCCGGAATCGATTTTACGAGCGCGGGTATCAGCACATATACGACAACTACCGTAGCGGCGGCTTCGTGCAGGGGCAGCCCGGCCAGGTAATCAGCGTCGATGGCCGAGACATCCAGTGCCCGAACAAGATCGACAGTTACAACGTGTTCGGGCCGTGCCTGGAGATTCTCGAATCGATTCTAACCCAGAATCCGCCCGGCATCGACTTCAGGCCGATCAACCCGAACATTTCCGAGGATATGGAAGCCTCGGAAACCGCAGAAGGCTATCGCAAGATGTTCGACCGCTCGAACGATATTAAGTCCATTCAGACTGACATCGTTCGCATGATGGGGGTATCGGGACGCACGATCATCTGGACTCGCACGGAAGCGAACGCGCAGAAGTTCGGCTTCAACGACGACGGCACCACGCCAAAGCAGATGGAGACGGCGACCGTCCACGGCACACTGGAAAGCAAGGTTTCGATTCTGGCGAAGAGCCAGGAAGACACGCCCTACGTTTTCCTTTTCGACGATCCCGACCTGAAAATAGCGAAATCCGAATATCCCGACTTTGCCGACAAGATCAAGGCCGGTGAGGCCGGTATCGGCGAGTCCGAATATGAGCGCATCGCGCGCCTGGGGATTCTCGGTGGAACGCGGCAGTACGCAAATGCCGGTGATTCCCTCACGCACGTTGTCACGCGGATGCACTGCTGGCTCAGGCCGTGTGCCTTTATCGGCGAGCAGTACAAGGAGGTGTTCGAGGAAGCCGAAGAGAGCGATGTCAACGAAGACGGCGGCGCAATGACGGTGCGCGAGAAGCTATTGCAGCTTTTCCCGTCCGGCTGCCACGCGGTATTCGTGGGCGATGTGTATGTTGGCTCATGGGATGAGTCGATGGACGACGCGCTCTGTATCGGTTTTCCTTATGCTGGCGACGGCATGAGCCGACAAGCGCTGATGGACCGAGGCGTTGTCATACAGGACCGATTCAACGATGATCGGAACGCTTACGCCGAAGTCAAAGATTATGGCTGGCCTTCTACTTGGGTAAATGGCGACGATTCGGACTTCGATGCGCTAGTGAATCAGAAGGCTGACCCGTTCGCCATCCGGCTGAAGAAGGCCCGTAATGGGACGCCGATGGATGCGGAGTTTTACCGGGAGCAGGATCCGCAGATTCCGGAGACTTTCGTAAAGGACACGGACGGCTTGCTACAGCTTCTTTATTTCATGCTGGCCACTCCTCCGGCGCTGTTCGGCGAGGCACAGCAGGACCAAAAGACGGCAAGCGGATTTGCTCAGATGCGCGCGCAGGCCATGGGGCGGCTCGGAATCATCTGGGCTTCGATCCAGAGCATGATGTCCGTGATGTACTATCAGGCCGCGCTGTGTGCCTCAAACAATCCGGACCATTCGGAAGAGATCGTTGTGCCGTCCGAAGGTGGGCAGAACGTCACGCTGCGCTTGGAGCGGCTGCGTAAGGGCAAATTCGGCGCATATGCCGACGAAGATTCGAGTTTCCCGGAGTCGACCGCAGCGAAGCGGCAGCAACTCGCGCAGATCGTGGCGATGGCCGCACAATCGCCGGTGGGCGCGCAGATTTTCGAGAGTCCGGACAACTGGGAATTGTTCAAGCAACTTTTGGGATTCCCGGAATTGGTGCTGATCGAGGCAGAAGCACGTAACAAACAGGTGCGCGAGATCGAAATTTTGCTACAGCAATCGCCGATTCCGCCATCTCCCCAGGAATTGCAGGCTGTGCAGATGCAGCACGCCGCCGCCACGCTGACGGCCCAGGGGACTGGCGGAGCCGTGCCGCCTCCGATTGATCCCACGAGCTTGCTGAAGACTTCCGTGCCGGTCAGCGAATTGGATTACCACGAATACGAGGCCAAAAAGTGCCGCGAGTGGCTGTCGAGCGAGGCATGTTGGCGGGAAATCGCGGAAGGCAATCAAGCGGGGATCATGAATGTGACTCTGCACGCGAAAGAGCACATGAAACTGGCCGCGCCGCCGACGCAACAAGCGCCCGTCCTGCATGGCGCACTCAGTTGGAGCGGCAAGTTAGAAGATTTCCCGGAATTGGTTCCCGAGATCCTGCAAGGCGCGGGGCTACCTCCGTCGAATGGCGCGAGTAAGCCCGCATTGCCGCCTCCCGTCGCCCATGCGCCGCATGCCACACGCCCCGCGCATAAACCAGTGAAGCCGCAAGGCGAACTCGGAGCGCCAAACGCTATATCTGCGCCGCCCGGTGGCCCCGGCGCGCAAACGATGTGAATTTAGAGAGAATCTATGCCTGAAGATGCAATTGCGACATTAGAAGCGCCCGTTGAAACCGCCGATGAGACTTCGGTGGATACCGGAATCGATGAATCGACCGAAGAAGCGCCCGTTGATGGCGCGGAATCTACCGAGGAAGCTGAACCCGTAGAAACGAGCACCGAAACCGGGCCAATCATCGACGGGAAACGCCTGTCGGAAGGCGCGAAAGCGACTTTGGCGGAAATCAAGGCCAAAGATCCGAAATTAGCGGCACAGATCAAATCGGCCCTGTTCAGCGCGGATGCTTTGCGGCGTCAACTGCCGGGCGGACTAAAAGAAGTCGCCACACTTCGCCAGCAGATCGAAGAAATCGGCGGTCCCGATGGAATCCAGGCACTCAAGGCCGAACAGCAGGAATGGAACGCGCTTGATCAGCAGTTCGCCGCGGGCGATCCGAAATTCGTTGACAATATCGCCGAAGGATCTCCCGAATCGTTCGTGGCTCTCGCGCCGGCCGTTTTTGCGAAGTACGCCGAACTGAACCAGGAGGGATATTCGGCCTACGTCTCGAAAGTCTTCGTCGCCGACATGCAGGCGGAGGGGATTCCGCTTGCGCTGGAGCGTTTGCAGGATTTCATCGGCGATAACCCCAAGGCAATGGAAATCTGGCAGAAAATTGCCGGATACGTCAACCGCGTGAACGGTATGGCCCAGAAGCCGGTCAATTCTCCGGTGAAGCCGGGCAATGCGGCCCCGGATGACCGGGAACGGCAACTTACTGAGCGCGAAGAGAGCCTGACGCGCACGGAATGGAAAGGCGCTACCGATTCCGAGCGCATGAACGTATTCAACTCTGAATTCGCACGGCTCACGGCGGGACGCAAGATCAGCGATGTGCAGAAAGCGGCGATCAAGGAGCTTTACGCTTCCAGGCTGATGGCTGCCGCACGCAAGACGCAGAATTTCAATTCGAACATTGATCGGTACTTCTCAAGCCGGGATCGCGCGGGCTATCTGCGCTATATGGGCTCCTTCTACAAGCAGGAGATTCCGAAAGCGTTGAGAAGCGCGATTGATTCGGTGATGCCGTCGAAGCCGGGGCCGGCCGCTCGGCCTCCAGTAGCGGCCGCGCCGGTAAGCGCCGGTAAACCGGCAACAGGATTTGCATGGGTCGCTTCCGCGCCGAGTGCGAGCTCGGTCGATATGACGCACCCATTCAACACGCAGGCCAATTGGTCTGCCGGTAAAGCCGTCCTCAAAAACGGCTCCAAGGTGACTTGGAAAAAGCAGTAACTCGCGCATAAGCCTCTTGGGATCGGAAACCCATAAACCGAAGGCTCACGCTCGATCAGCTCTATACATCGAAGTGCTAAAGCTACAGCGGCGTCCAAGCTGGCCCCATGCGGGTGAAGGATGCACGAGATGAACCCCAAACCAAAAACAGGAGTTCATTTCTATGCCCATCGGAAACGTTGGTCAATCTATTGCCGCACAGGCAGAATTTCTTCGCCCCAATCTCGAAATGCTGGCGTTGCTTTCCTCGGTTCTGTGGAAGCGCATCAGCGTTCGCACGGATGTTAAAGCAGTCTCTAACCGTCCGGCGCGCATCCCCTTTCAACCCCTGACCGGTGGCGCTTTCCGTACTGGAAGCTTCGACGGCGGAGACATGGGACTTGGCACCGGGCCGACTGAGACGCCCGGCTACCTGTCCTGCGTCTCGTTCCTCCAGGCTTCGCAGTACACTGCGCTCGCCGAATGGTCCACTGACTCTGACGAGAAGGCGATCGCCAACTACGTCACGCTTACCCATGAGCAGGCTTCCAAAACCTTTGGCGGCTACATGGACGCCGTGTTGCAGGGCGATGGCTCGAACACGCTGGACACCGTTGTTTCTACGACGGCAGGCGGAATCGTCGTCAACAACGCAAACGCCTTCCAGGATAACCAGGTAGTCGACATCTGGTCTGCCATCGGCGGCGCTCTCGTGGCTACTGTTCAGATTGAATCCGTAGACAGCGGCAACAACACCATTTGGCTAACCGCTGCGGTTCCTGCCGGTGTCGCTGCCGGTCAACCCATTCTGGTTTCTGGCTCAAGCGGTCAGGCCAATTCCGGCCTGTTCGGTCTGCGCTACTACCAAGTCGCCGGTAATGCCGGTAACTACATGGGCATCCAGCGCAGCGCCTTCCCCGGCAAGTTCTCTACGCCGAATATCAACCTCGGCGGAAAGAGCCTGACTCCTGCGGTTGTTCGCGCTCTCCAGGCTTCGCAAGTCCTGGCGATGGGCAACGACATCGCAAA